GGAAAGTCCACATAACGTCTGCTGACTTCATTCCAAGTCAATCCAATTTGATGTTTTACTAATTGTCTTGCAACAAAAATTGGTGCTTTAATTCTAAATTGTAAACTTGCGTGTGCGAAAGGTGACCAATGATTATGTTCTGCGAGATACTTAATAAGTTTTTCATCAGATATATCAAATGATTTTTTAGTCTTTGAATAACTTACTCTAGCAGCATTTACTACCGATAAGTCATTTCCCATTATATCTATTAATTCAATTTTTATCATAATTTAATTTGGTGGAGGATACAGGAATCGAACCTGCGACCTCCTGAATGCAAATCAGGCGCTCTCCCAGCTGAGCTAATCCCCCAATGTACTTATAGTTTATGATTGTCCAACAGGTGTGCAACCAAACCATCGTGTTTTTTTTCTAATTGTATTTGACATGCTAATCTACTTTGCATACGATCATAGCCTTTTTCATATTCAATCAAATCTGTTTCTACTGAACCTTGATTAGGTTGACCTACTATATGTGTCCAGTTTCTATCTACTAGTACATGGCAAGTAGCACAAGCACAACAACCTGAACAATCTGCTGGTATCTCATCAATAGGATTAGTAGAGTAATCTCTAGCCGCCTCCATCAATGTCATACCTTCGTCAACCTGGACAGGAATAATTTCCTCTCCTCTAACAAAATTAACAGTTATCATTATAACTTAGGTACTGAGTTTTCTGTAATCAAACCAGGCGTATTCGCTGAAATGATTGTACTTGTATTTGATTGATATGATTTTAATAAATCATCTTTGGGTTCTGTCATAAAAACAATTTTGTCTTTATCAACTGTGATTGTATCACTCTTACCAAAAGCATTATACAAACTCATCATAAGTTGTATAGGTTTTCCTGGGGCTGATTGTTGAGGTATGATTACGAAAGGCTGTTTTAAACTAACGCCTTGGTCATTCTCACCTACCTTAGCGATTACATCTTCGCCGGTAGTCATTCTTAATATCTTCACGTCTTGCATAATATCTCCTATTTGTGTTTCATTATATCATAAGTTTACTTGTTTGTCAACTCTTATTTTTCGTCATTGTCTTCTTTACCGGGTTCAAAACCAACTCTTTTATCTTTACCTTTTTTATCAATAGGTTTTAAACGTTTACTCAATACAAATGTTCTATTAGGGTTGACACTAATATTCATTAATCGCATTAAATCTCTATTTACAAGTAAGTCGGAACCTGATCTAGGTCTTTGGTCTAAACCAATCTCTACATCTTTATATGTAAAACCATTAAATGTTAAGTCCATTAATATAGTTGGTCTTGTTTCTGATGGTTCATCTGTTGCATTTGATCTAAACACTTTACTTGTACCATGTCTAGGTTTACTAAATGTTTTGCCATCATAGGTCCATTTAACAATCTTACCGTCTTCTAAAATTTTGTCTGCGTGTAAAGCACAAGCCTGAGAACCGTTACCTGTATCAAATTTTACTCTGACTTTACCTACTTCATCTAACTCAACTGTTTCTAACCAACCAGTTTCTATAAGTGATTGTCTGTCCCAATGAGCTCTATCAGAAATATAATCTACTACATTGGCCATCATCTGTTCACCATCTATTCTACCAGCTGGCTCAGCGTCAGCATAATAATCTCTATGTTGATAACCTTCGTAATCAGCGCCTGATCCAGGACTACCATTTACTTCTAATAGATATGGTTTGTTTTTAAATATAATATGATCTACACCACACATATATGCTCTGGAGACTCTAGCTGCCTTTAATACAAGTTCTCTTTCTTCATCACTTAATTTATAAGGTTCTGCCTCTGCGCCTCTATGTGTATTTGATCTAAAGTCATAACTACTATGGCTTCTTTTTGTACTAGCAAATATTTTGTTATCTACTATAAATGTTCTTACATCAAAATCACTAGGCATATATTCTTGTATTAGAAGTTCTGCGTTTAGTTTCCACATTGCTTGTACAGTCGCCACAAGGCCTTCGTAACTTTCTATTTTGATTACTCCTACGCCTTGTGTTCCTGTTAGTGTTTTTAATATGATTGGGAATTTACCACCTATCATATCAACACCACTTTTAATATTGTTTTCGTTTGAAATGAATGCTGTTTTTGGAGTTGGTAATCCAAATTTTTCAAATAGTAAAGCTGATGTTAGTTTATTATCACAAGTCAACATTGATGCTCTTGTGTTCATCATAAATGCTTGTGAGTTTTGAAATGATGATATTAATGAAAGACCTGCTTCGTCTTCAAGTGCGCCACCTCTAGTTATACAAACTGTATCTCTACCTACAAAAGTATGTTCACCTTGTTTACCATCATAGTTGTAAACAGTAAGTGTTCCTTTGTCTTCGTCTTTAGCTGTGATGATAGTTGATTTGGTATTTACAATAACACACTTAATACCTTTTTTCTTACACGCCTTTTGTATAAGATCAGCAGTAGTGTTTTCTTTTGGGTCTTTTGAATCAGCAACAGTTACCATAGCAACTGTTATAGGTTTATCTTTACGACCTATATCTGTTTCTGTAATGAACTGTTTAAACTTCGGTACTTGCATTCTCAGTATTATCCTTGGCTTCCACTTTTTTCCCTATATTATATTTTGCCGATAAGTTCCATTCTTTTTTTTCTTTAAATGGTAATACTTTGATTTGCGATAATGGTGCTTTGTCTTCCGACTTTACTTTATCCACTATGTCAATTAAATTCCAATCTTGCAATAAGATAGAGATTGTGTTTCTTCTTTGAATATCGTTTTGTGTTAAAGTTGCTTTCTTACCATCTAACGCAAATAGTTCTTTAAAATGTGTTATAAAATATTTACCTTGTTTGTGTAATATGTGACAACTTTGAAATAGTGTCTTGTCTTTTCTACTTGCAACACCTATTCTAGTTAAAGTCTCTCTTATCTTTAAAAAGTCATCTGGTTGCTTGATGGTAACCTCTAACATACTGTCAGCGGTCCAGTTGATTGTTTCCTCATTCATTATTTTGTTCTCCCACCTTTTAAAAGGCTAACCTTAATTAGTTCAATTTGTTTATCAGTAAGTAAAGTAAGAGCGTCTTTAGCCTTCTCATTGCTATAACCATAATACTCTTTTACATACTCTAAATTCTTCAACTTGGCCTGTGATAACCACTTGCCACCAAATCGTTTCTTTTTTCTAATACTATTTATATAAAAATGGAATTGTGTTTTTTTATCTAGGAAGTGATAGCCATTCATTTCATTGGCTTGAGCAATACAGTCGTAATGTACGGAAAGACACTTGTTTATAACGAAAGGAGGATATTTCTTTTCCCAAGTTTCATCTGTTGTGTCTAATAAATTTTCTTTAGTGAAATTGATTGCGTTTAAATAATCTCGTAACTCATACATAATATAATACTTTTCAATTATTTTCTTTTATTGTGTCTACCCATATACCAATCACCTGGTTCGTAATTCCAACGTTTACCATGATGACCTCGTATATCAGCCCAAAACATTCTAGCTTTCACTATCAATGTTCTGAATAATGTTCTTCTTGCCATTTCTCGTATAACTCCCTTTACCTTTTTTAGCTTTCACTACACTAGGTTTAAACTTCGGAGTTCTTACTTCTTTGGCAACAGGATTGGTTTTGAATATTCTATCCCAACTTTCCCTGTACTTGTCATTTGATAATCTACTTCTACCGTCCCACTTACCTGGCATAATGTTCTTTGTTTGTTCTATTTAGTTTATTTAAATTTACAACCTGCCATTATCTCTGTTAAACAAGCGACCATATTGATCTCTTGGTCAGCGACAAACGCAGACTTATATTGATACCCAGCAATAATCAATATCGCTTGAGGTACCGACTTCGCATCTAAAGAGGTATATAGCGTTTCATAGAGCGTCTTAAACAACGCTGATGCCTCTTTGTCTAGGTTTTGTACAACCCATTTTCTCATGTCGTTAAAACGCTTCTCTTTAAGAGTTCTAACAAGTTCTTTAGTATTCGCCTCACCTAGATTGAATAATATACCACTATCAATTTTACCCCTTACGGAATATCTTTGTAGTTCGTTTATTGTTCTTCTAAAATCAGGATAATACTTTTGAATTAACTCTGCTAGTACCTTCTTATCAAACTCTATATTCTCATCTTTAAGCACACCCTCTAGTCTTTTAAGAAAGGCAGTAGCAGTTTTAACTCTTTGACCATTTACAATTTTAAAATCAACTACCGTACATCTGGAGTGTAGAGCTGGTATGATTTTGTTTTTGTAATTACAGGTAAAGATAAAACGACAATTCTTATAAAAGGTTTCTATAAAATTACGGAGAGCTGGTTGAACACTATCAGCATTCATATAATCAGCCTCGTCTATTATAACAACTTTATGATTAGCGTCTTCAGTAAGAGAAACAGTAGAGGCAAAGTTTTTGATTTTACTTCTAACTGTATCAATTTGTCTACCTTCATCGGAACCATTAATGATGATATAATCAGCACCTAGTTCTTCACATAAAGCTCTAGCGACAGTAGTCTTACCTGTTCCAGCGCTTCCTGATAAAAGTAGATTTGGTATTTCTTTTTGTTTTAGAAATTGAGTAAATGTATTCTTTAAGTCTTCTGTAAGAATACAATCACTTATTTTTTTTGGCCTATACTTTTCGACCCACAAAAAATCTGACATAATATATTAACCTTCACTTTTTTCATCTTCATTATAATTATAGGTAACGTCATAGCCACCTTTTCTATCAGTCCACCAATCATCTTCTCTTTCATAATCTAGTTCAGCAATGAAATCCCAAAGCTTATCGCTTTCTTCGTCTGTAGGTTTTTCACCATGAGGTTCTATTTTAGAATTAAACTCTTGTTCTTGGTGTGATAATAACTCTTTAAATCTATCAACAGAACCAAAAGTTTCTATAATAGCGTCATCTGGACAATCATATTTAAATTCAGAGGATACTTGGTGCCATTCAGTTTTACTGAACAACATGATTAAAACTCACTATCAGGTTCTAATGCTATCCAATATTGTACAGATTTGTTTCTGT